TGTCGGTATTATTAACCTCGCTTATTGGTTGGCTCGCAATGATATTAGCTATCAGTCAATTGATCATGATGGACTAGCAAAACTACATGAGTATGCCGAGGCATGGTCGTACTACCTTATCAAAGCATCGATCGACTTGGCAGAAGAGAAGGGTATGATCTCCAAGGCTAACGAAACTAAGTACTACATGGGACAATTCCCGATTGATACTTACAAGAAAGAAGTAGATGAACTAGCAGCTCCAGTATATAAGATGGACTGGGAGTCACTCAGAACAAAGGCTCGAGTATATGGCACACGTAATTCCACGCTTATGGCCCTCATGCCCGCGGAAACCTCTGCTCAGATCTCCAACTCTACTAATGGAATCGAGCCACCTAGGTCTCTCGTCTCTGTTAAGCAGAGTAAAGACGGCGTTCTCAAGCAAGTCGTACCAGAAGTCAGAAAGCTTAAGAAGAAGTACGATCTACTTTGGGACCAGAAGTCACCTGAAGGCTATCTCAAGATCTGCGCAGTCTTGCAGAAGTTTATCGATCAGGGTATCTCGGTAAACACTTCTTATAATCCTAAGTTCTATCCGGAAGAGCAGATCCCTTTGTCTACCATGCTGCAGCATCTCCTGATGTTCTATAAGTATGGCGGCAAGCAACTATACTACTTTAATACTAATGATGGTGCCGGTGAGATGGAAGTTGGTACTCCACTTGCTATTGGTGAAACTGATGATGAGGATTGTGAAGCATGCAAGATCTAATTGAGAAAGTCGCTATTGAAATGGCAATGGGTAATAATGGTGGTGACTGGGCTGAACATTATAATGAAGATCAGAAGAATGTTTGGCGTGAAAGAGCTAAAGAAGTTATTGAAATGGTGAAACAAGGACTCGTGAAATGAAAGTGATTGAGAGACCGATGTCAACTTCGTATATCGATGACGCTATATTTCATTACTGTAAGACACCTGAAGAAGCTAAGAATGCATTTGCGGGTGTTGACCCAGAAGATATTATTACTTGGGGTCGCACTGTGAATATGGAAACGTTTCAACCACTGTTGGCCGTGATGATAAGAAATAAAGATAAACCAGTCAAAGATTGGTTTAAATGGATTGTTCCAATGGAACTATATTTGGATGTAGAAGAGTTAAAAGCAAGGAAAGAACTGTGAGCGTATTTGATTCGACTAACCGTAAAGATCCTACTAAGGTACATGCATTCTTTGATGATCCGCCTACTATTGCTCGCTATGACAAGCAAAAGTATCCATTTCTTGAGAAGCTGACGACTCAGCAACTTGGGTTCTTCTGGCGTCCAGAAGAGATCGACATCTATCGTGATGCTAAAGACTTTAAGGGATTGACTGAGCATGAGCAACACATCTTCACATCAAACCTCAAGCGTCAGATCCTTCTTGACTCTGTGCAAGGTCGAGCCCCAACTGTGGCATTTGGACCTATTTGTTCGCTTCCTGAACTTGAGAACTGGATCCTCACATGGGCTTTCTCAGAAAGCATTCATAGTAGATCGTACACGCATATCATACGAAACATATATGCAAATCCATCGGAAGTCTTTGATGGAATCTTGGATATGCAAGAAATCGTCGACTGTGCCGGTGACATCAGCAAGTACTACGATGAGTTAATTGCTCTTAACAACAAGAGAGAACAAAACGTTCGTATTCTCTATGATGAATACGAACATAAGAAGCTATTGTGGCTTACGCTCATGTCGGTCAACATTCTCGAAGGCGTTCGCTTCTACGTCAGCTTTGCTTGCTCTTGGGCATTTGCTGAGTTGAAGAAGATGGAAGGCAATGCTAAGATCATTAAGCTCATTGCTCGAGACGAGAACCTACACCTTGCAGGTACTCAGCAGTTGCTTAAGGTATTGCCAAATGATGATCCTGACTTTATTAAGATTCGTGAAGAGACTAAAGATGAATGCATTAAGATGTTTAAAGATGCAGCTGAGCAAGAAAAAGCATGGGCTCATTACCTGTTTAAAGATGGATCAATGATTGGTCTTAATGAAACACTTCTCAATGAATACGTAGAATGGATCTGTAATCGTCGTATGATTGCAGTCGGATTGACTCCTATATATAAGAGTGGATCTAATCCTCTTCCATGGACACAGAAATGGATCAGTGGTGCAGAGGTTCAGGTTGCTCCTCAGGAAACTGAGATCACGAGTTATATTATTGGTGGCGTAAAAAAAGACGTCGGCGGAGATACCTTTAAAGGTTTCACTCTGTAAAATAGGAGTAAGATATGAGTTGGAAAACTGGAAGTACTTTGTTCTCTGAGATCATTAAGACTCTCATGGATAACATCGATGATGAAGATACTCGGGCTTCAATCTATAATGATTTCATCCCTATATTTGAGAATGCAGATTGTGATAACTTATTTGAATGTACCGGGATAGATCCCGCGTTTGATTTAGTGTGGGAAGATATGCATCCGGATGATGACTTCTTTGAAGACGACGATGATTATTATGAAGAAGAAGATGAACGTTCCGAAGAAGATTAATGTCTTACGATAATCCATGGCTTTATAATAGTCAGATTGTAGATTCAGAAGTTTTAGAAAATTACGTAGGATTCGTGTATAACATCACGAATCTTACTAATAACAAGAAGTATATTGGTAAGAAGCTTCTTAAAAGAACTAGAACTAAAACTATCAAAGGCCGTAAGAAAAAAACAATCAGCGAATCGGATTGGAAAGACTATTATGGTTCTAATAAAGAACTTGTATTAGATGTAGAAAAAGATGGAGTTCATAACTTTAAAAGAGAAATCATCGTTTTCTGTAAAACTAAAGGTGAGTGCTCATATTTAGAAGCAAAAGAACAATTCAAATATGATGTTCTATTAAATGAAGATTACTACAACTCGTGGATTCAATGTAAAGTACATAAGAACCACTTACCGAAGTGAAATGAAATGCGTAAAGAATTAAACTTAGAAGAAATACGCCAATTTATCTCAAAGACAAGCGAAGACACTAAGATCTATATTGGTGCAGATTCTGAACGCTACAACAAAAAGGGTTTGTGGTATGCGGACTATACGCTCGCAGTAGTCATTCATCATGAAGGTAGAAGAGGTTGTAAAGTGTTTGGTGGAATTGTAACCGAACGCGATTATGATCAAAAGAAAGATAAACCATCTATGCGACTCATGAATGAAGTCATGAAAGTAGCACAACTTTATCTTGACTTAGCAGATCATGTAGGTGATCGTCACTTTGAAATTCATCTTGATATTAATCCAAACATTATACATGGTTCAAGTTGTGTTGTACAACAGGCCGTTGGTTATATCCGTGGAATGTGTAATGTTGTACCTCTCATAAAGCCAAATGCATTTGCTGCTAGTTATGCAGCAGATCGTATGAAAGAAATCTTAGCTGCTTAAGATTAGATAAATAACTTATCTTTAATTGATTGGCGGGTAACATGTCTAGAGCTTTAACTGTAAAGAAAGTGATTACTGAGACTAAAATAAGTCTTGAGTATCATGACACTTTGAATCCTAAGCTTTGGGATGGTTGGACTCTTAAACCCGGAATCAAAAACAAACTTATGGAATTTGCTAAAGCTTGGGCTGATTTTTCAAAGATTCCATTTAGTATCATTAAAGACGTCATCATTATTGGTGGTAATTGTAATTATAATTACACATCAAGTTCTGATATTGATGTTCACTTGGTATTAGATAGAAATAAGATTAATCCAGACAGAGAATTTGTAGATGAGTATCTACAAGGTAAAAAGCAACTTTGGACTCTCACCCATAAAATATCTGTTCTTGGTTATCCACTCGAGCCATATGCTCAAGACTCAGCACAAGAACACCAACGTGGTCAAGGTGTATATAGTCTTACTAAAGATAAGTGGATTCAAAAACCTGTAAAGGGTGAATATAACTTCAAAGCAGATATTAATCTAAAACGTAAAGTTCTTTTCTATAAGAAAATGATTGATCAATTGATAACATCTAAAGCATCACTTAAAGCAATCAAAGACTTAAAGAAAAAGATTGGTGAAATGAGATCGACTGGTATCTCAAAGGGTGGAGAGTTTAGCTTTGAGAATCTATTGTTTAAAGAACTTCGTAATAGAGGTTACTTAGACAAGATGAGTAAATACGAAAAGAGTCTAGAAGACAAAAAACTTAGCATGTGAGGTAATATGTTGTTAATGCTTGAAGAACTAGTTTCAATTGATATGATACTAAATGGTTATAGTCCACACGTAAAAGAAGATGTTGACAAATATTGGCAAGAGAGGTTATAATGAGTATAATGGGAAATGTAGAGATTTATAGCAAACCCAACTGTCCTTATTGTACTAAGGCAAAACAATTGCTACAGACAATGAATATTCCATTCAGTGAACAAATCTTAGACAAACACTTTACACGTGAGATACTTCTTGAGCGTTATCCTCACGCTAAAACATATCCAGTAGTAGTTGTAGATGGATTTCATATTGGTGGATATACACAACTCGTTGAGCAAGTAAATGTAATGAATGACTCAACAAAACAACTCTTAAATGAATCAATAATCATCTAAAAGGACTTATATTATGTTTCAACGCGAATCTTTAATCAATGATCTTAAGCTGCATCCATGCGCAATATATTTTACCAAAGTAAATGGTGAAAAGCGTACAATGCATTGTACTCTTATGCAAGAACATCTTCCTCGTGATACAAATATGCAAGTGTTAGAAGAAGCACACAAAGAACCTAAGAATCAAGATGTTATCGCCGTATGGGACTTGCAAATTAAAGCATGGCGTTCATTCCGCGTAGATTCAGTAGAGTCTGCAGAAATCATCGATGGATATTGATAAATAAAACACCTCTAAACATTAAGGAGTTCTAATGACATGACTGATTACTGGGGCTATCATTTAATTTTTGACGCGTCTGGATGTGACCATGATGCTATCACCAGCTACGAAAACGTTCATAACTTTGCTAAACAGCTGGTTAATGACATTGATATGGTCGCATACGGCGAGCCTCAAATTGTTAACTTTGGGTCCGGTAATAAAGCAGGTTTTACTCTTGTTCAATTAATTGAAACAAGTAATATCTGTGCTCATTTTGTAAATGAACATGATCATATGTATCTTGATGTGTTCTCTTGTAAACCATTTGAACCAAATGTTGTGGTTGGTTTAGTAGAAAAATACTTTAATTGTAAAAAGTATAATATCGCTTTCTTGGAAAGACAAGCTCCTTCTGAATAATATTATTAACTGAGGTACATCATGAATGTAAAATTAAACTTTACTGAGAATGGATTACCAATCCATCTTGGTGGCCATGAAAACGAAACACACATTGATGAAGGCGCGCTTGATACCATTAATAAAGCAATTGGTATCAAGCGTTACATTGATGTTGGTTGTGGTCCCGGCGGAATGGTTGAATTAGCTAAAGCCAAAGGCTTTCAAGTTCTTGGCATTGATGGAGATTGGGTAGTTGAAAGGCCCGAGTCTATTAAAGATGATGTAGTCATTGTTGACTATGTTAAAGGAACATACATTCCAAAAGAAATCTACGATTTAGCATGGTCTGTAGAATTTGTTGAGCATGTAGCTCAGGAATATATGGTGAATTATCTCGAAACATTCGAGCATTGTCGTTATGTATGCTTGACACATGCAATCCCAGGTCAACCCGGACATTACCATGTTAATTGTCAAAACGCCGAATATTGGATGGGTGTGATGAATGCTCGTAACTTTGAAGTTGATATTGACTTGACTAATAAAGTACGGGCAGCATCTACGATGAAAGAGCGTTACATCCGCCAAACCGGTCTCGTTTTCCGTAATCGGAGATTCTCATGATATTCGGGTTCACGTGTAGTGCATTTGATTTACTTCATGCAGGACATCTATTGATGCTTGAGGAATGTAAAAAATATTGTGACTATTTAATTGTTGGATTACACGTGGACCCTTCTCTTGAGAGAGAAGAAAAGAATAAACCTATTCAAACATTAGTAGAGCGTTATATTCAACTCAAGGCATGTAAATATGTCGATGAGATAATTCCCTATGAGACTGAGAGTGATTTAGAAGATATTCTTTTAATGAAAAACATTCAATGTCGTTTCGTCGGATCAGATTACATTGACGAAGAGATTACCGGACAAGAAATTTGTGGATACAAAGAAATAGAAATCATCTATACTTCTCGTGATCATGCATTAAGCAGCAGTGTTTTGAGAAAAAGGATATTCAATGCAGAAAGCAGTGTTCTTCGACAGGGACGGGGTTGTTAATGAACTTGTTGATAGAGGAAATGAAAAACACACTTCTCCATGGAAAACATCGGAAATCAAATACTATGTAAACATTGGAAGAGCAGTTGCAATTTGTAAGTCATTAGGTTATAAAGTCTTTGTTGTTACCAATCAACCGGGAATAGTAGATGGTGATATGACAGTAGAGAATCATTTTTCAATAATGAATAAAGTAATTACTGATCTTGAATTTGATGATGGTATAGCTGCAACAATCAGAAATAATCAAAACTATAAGCCTAATAAAGGAATGTTTGACTTTTTAATCGAAAAGTATAATATAGATAGATCAAACAGTTGGCTAATAGGTGATCGTTGGAAAGATGTAGTTCCCGGTCATTCTTCAGGACTCAAAACTATATTTGTAGGTAAAGAATACACATGCCCAGAAGAATATGCATGTGTAAAGCCTGACTACGTAACCAAAAATGCTTATGAAGCATCTAAGATTATAGAGAAGGAAACGCAATGAATATTCTAATCACCGGTGCCGCTGGTTATATTGGTTCAGTAATATGTAAAATGGCATATGAAGAAGGACATGGTGTTACCGGTGTTGATATTAATAATCCTGATCATAATTTCTTTCATACATTTGTAAAAGCAGAAGCGGGTGATGACGTACTTCTTCAATTCATTAAGCTCAATGAAATTGATGTAGTGTTTCATTTAGCTGCATCAGCAGATGTAGCCGACAGTGTGTTGAGACCTGCACATTACTTTAAGAACAATCTTGGTCAAACAACAAGACTTGTAGATAATCTTAATTCTATTGGATGGGAAGGTAAATTGATCTTCTCTTCTACTGCTGCTGTGTATGGAGAAGGCGTAGGTGAACCATTTAAAGAAGACTCAAAGCTTTCACCGGTGAATCCGTATGGTGATAGTAAACTTGCATGTGAAGAAGCAGTTGAAAACATCTGCAATAGAACTGGAATGAGAGCAATCATCTTTAGATACTTCAATGTTGTTGGTGCTAATGAAAACATTGGTGATCACCTTGATAGCAATCATGTAATTCAAAAGCTTTGTAAGTCAGTAATGACCAATGAACAATTCAATGTTTTTGGACATAACCTTCCAACGCGTGATGGTACATGCATTAGAGACTATGTACACGTTAATGATATAGCACGAGCACACTTTCATGCCTGTGATCTATTAGACAAGCAAAACTTTGGAATTTATAATCTTGGTACCAATAAAGGAATCTCAGTTAGAGAATTGGTAACAGAGTTTGAAAACATAACGGGTCAAGAAGTTCTTTGGTTTAATAAAGAACCAAGAAATGGAGACCCAGTATTCTTAGTTGCTGATCCATCAAAGTTTATTGATACTGGATTTGAATATAAGTATAGCAATATGAATGAAATCATTACATCGGCATGGGAACATTTAAAGATTAGGGGGAAATAATGTTTCAATGAAA